ATTTTGTCTACTGGTAGAACTTCTGCAGATGCAGTTGGAGTAGTTCCTGATGGACCGTTTGAGTAGATCACGTTTGTTCCTGCTGACAGGACCTGACCTACAACGTTGTCAATAGAATCTGCTGCGTTGTAAGCGATGATGTCAGCTAATGCTGAGTCAACATCGTTGAATGAAGTTAGGTTCAACTTCTTTGTTGTTGTAACTGCTGAACCGTATTCGTTCAGTGTTACTGTAACCTGTGATGGGTTACCTAGTGCGATGCTTGAAACATCTGAAGTTTCTGTCAATGTAGATGTAGCCTGAGCCAAATCTGAATAGATTGAGAAAACAACTGATGATCCTGGCATAGCCTGTTGTACGGGCTTAACATCTGCAAGTGAGCGCATAACAGGGATTGAACGCAATGCCATTCTGACATATTGATCGTACGCTGCTTGTACTAGATTGCTGATGCTAGACGTAGTTGTTGGACTTCCTGCTGGTGTTGCCATTAGGGTCTAGCCTTTCTTGTTTAGGATCGGATTAGAGTCCAGACAACCTAATAACTTCATCTAGTTCTTCCTTTGTATTAGCGTTCATAAGTTTCTGCATAATGTCTCCGTTGTGTTCTGGTGAAGCACCAGAATCGGCGGAGTTAGTCATACGCTTATATGCTGCAGCATCGGCTGGATTGATATTAGGTGTTGCCTGGGTTTGACTTGTTTCAATACCGAATACATCGGCATAGTCTTCAAGCCATTTAGATACAGACTCTTCAGTTGGGTCTATATCCTGTGGGATAAATGAAGCAATTTTGCTGTTTACCCCGCGACTAGCGAGGGCATCCTTTATTGCTCGTTCGCGTTGGCCCTTACTTAAAGATTCAAACTGAGAACGAAGTTCTGCTAGTTCTTTATCTTTCTGCTTTGATGCCTTGCGTAGTTGCTTTACTAGGTCGTTAGATGAGTCATTCGTATCGAAGTCGTCATCATCCTCGTAGTCGTAATTGGACATAGTTGGTCCTTCTCCCTATTAGTTGTTGGCGCAGGCCGCATATTCGTTTGGGGAAACGGTATGGCTCCTACTCCTGGTCTTGTTATCGCTCCACTAGGCCAGTCGTTCTAGTGGCAGGCTTTTTATTTAGAAGTTACCAGCGCGATCTCGCGCAAGTGCTCCTTGACTTAGACCAGATTGACCACCAAAGGTGGCCTTCTCTAGTCCAGTAATCTTCTGACGTTGCTTACGTGCTTCTTGAGCGCCAGGCACATTAAATATTTCAGTCTCTGCAGTTGCTTGTGTATATGGATCTTGTCCATAAATTGCTGCCAACTGTGACCCACGCTGCAGCCCACCTGCAATGGTTGAGTAGCCCTTGTCTGCTTCAGCTTTATCTACTCCATATTTTTGTAGATATTCAGCATCTGAGACATTGGTTGTTAAACCAGAACGTGCCGCTGCTCCACCAATCTCAGCTGTAGTTACCTTGCGCTTGATGTTCTCAATAGCGTTCTTAGGATCTAGTGAGTAAGCCAAGATGTCAGCATTGGTAATGTCAGGATAGAACTGTCTTAGTGCTGCAGTTACCTCTGGGTTGGCGTTGATTACACGCTTTTGTGCAGTTGAGATGCGGTCTTCTAGTTCTACATTGCTAATATCGTTTGCAATAAGTTTTTCAAATCCTTCTTGGGTTCCCATTTGACCACGTGCGTAGTAAGTTTCTGGTAGTCCATACTGGCGCATTACATTCTGATACTGGTCTTCTAGTCCGATATACTCAGCTTCAGATATTGCACGTAAACCCTTTGCTACACGCTGTGCGTTAGCAGCAAAGCGCTTCTTGTATGGCTCTGATTCACGAAGTCTAATAGTAAACTCAGAAGGTGATGCACCCGATGTAATAAGACCCTTGAGAGGTTCTACTAAAGAACCTAATCCATACTGGTCAAACTCACTGTACAAAAGGTCGTATGCAGACTGACGCTTTCCTTTTTCTTCTGCTGCCTTTTCCTCTGCTGCAATTTGAGCATCTGTTTTTAATGTTGCACCTGTTGCACCTGTAACTCCAGTGCTACCACCTTTAGGTAAAGATGCTGTGTATTTTGCAGATTTAGCCTCTGATGCGGCATTGATTGCTGCTCCAGCAGCAGCTCCAGATTTACCAGAAATTGCTGCTGTATATTCAGCATCAGTAAGATCTGTGTTTGGATTGTATGAGTCACCAAATCTTTTAGTAACTAAGTTAATACCACCACGCCTTGTAAGATACTCTTGGGCAGTAAGTTTCTCACCACTTGAAAATGTTTGTCCATTTTTAGCCAAAAGGTCTTGTGTTGCTTTATCAAGCTGTGATAAGTCGGTTACAAATTGTTCAGCCATTTATTTACCCCTGGAATCCAAAGTCCTTGAGGACTCTAAGTGCTGCATCGGAAACTTCTTCTTTAGCAGTGCCTGTGTATTGCCAACGCTTATCTTGACGCAGTGCTTTCTTGAAATCATATAGGTTCATATCGCCCTTATCAGTAATAGCCATACGAAGGGTGCTGTCATTAAGGTCAATTTCATCTGGCTGTAGCTCAAGTTCATTTGCCATAGTTTTGCGGTATGGTGCATATACAGCGCTTAGATCGTAGCCCTGATTAAGCAGGTCACGTACATACTGTGGTTGACCTTGTGCTGCAAGAGCGCGAGCATCTTGCGATACACGGTTGATGTCAATAGAGCCATCTGCCAATCCACGCAATACTGCTGTTTCAAGATCGCCACCTGCAGTAATTGCAGATATATTAGGCAGGATGTCTTTTAGAGAGAAACCATTTGCCTTGGCAATACCTTGTAATATCTGATAGTTCTGCAATGCCTGACCACTAAAGCCAGTTTGCTTTGTACCTGTTCCAACAATGCTTGTTACTTTGCCAATGAATGGTGTAATAAGAGCGTTAATTGCTAGTGGGTCATCGTCTAGGAAACCGTCGTAAATCTTCTGTGCAACAGACTGTGCCTGCTCATCAGTAAGAGTAACACCAGCAATTTCTTTTGCCTTTGCTTTGACAGAACGCATCTGCTTAGAAAGATACAGACCATATTCTGACTTACTTACATCTTCACCAGCTGCTTTAAGATCATTATACTTTTCACGATCAATAATACGAGTACGAAGAACTGGTGCATTTTTTTGCCACCATTTAGTCAGTTGAAGTTTTGATAAGAACTTTGGATTTTGCCAGTTACCTGCAACTGCTTCTTGTAGAAGTCTACCAATTTCTCCTGGTTGTCCAGTCTTTGGGTCAATATCTACTTTGAAAATATAATCAGGTAAGTCATACCAAAAATCTGTCTTGCCAAGTAAAGTATCAAGAGGTGTTGCAGTTCCAGTTGGGCTAGGAGTAACGCCACTAGCCTTAGCCATAGATGCTTCATCTGCTTTACGGAATGTACCAGGGTTGAATGTAGATGGAACCGCCTGACCTGTTCCGCCTGTAGTACCACCAGTAGTATTGCCTGCAGTTTCTGTATTTGGTTTAGGGGTTGTAGTTGGCGTAGGTGTAGATGTTGAAGCAGGTGTTGGAGTAGGTGCAGAATTAATAGTTTTCTTAGGAGTTGGAGCACCAGTAGGTCCTTGAGCGCCAGTAGGTCCCTGATTTGCCATCTGGTCGTTCACAACGCTGTCGCCACCTAAAGTGCCAGCAAGAATTCCAAATGCAGCAGTCTTAGATATTGGGGCTGACCCAACTCTCTTTGTAATAATCGGCTGTAACTTGGCATACTCTTCTGCAAGTGCATCTTGCTGTGCCTTGATACGTGCAATCTTAGGATCTTTTGGATCTATAACTGCATCACGTTGCTGTTGAAGTTTATCAAACTGAACCTTAATTTCATCGCCACGTTCTGCAGCAGATGCTGCATCCTTGACTGTCTTTATTTCGGTCTGTACTTCTACTGCTTGACCAGCATCCTTAGACTTTGTTTCAATCTGTTTATTAATGTCATCAAGTTTTGCCTTTGCTTCAGCACGTTTTGCAGGTGTTGCTTCAACATCTTCTGCAAGTTCCTTGAAGTAAACAGCAGACTGCTTTAAAATGTTTATAGCAAGTTTTGCTTGGCTTTCTTTAAGTCTAGCAATATAGGCAGGATCTTGCTGCTTCTTCTTCTTTGGGTCTAGCTTTGGTAGCTCATCAATAGTCTGAATAAACTTTCCATCCTTGATGTAGCCAACAAGTGAGCCATCAATCTCAGAGTAAACTTCATCTCGGAAACCCTTGAGTGTCAGCACTTGGCCAACCCAAGTGTTAGGAGGTCTCTTAACTGCCATTAACGACCACCGCCTAATGCGTTCATAAACGTCTCGTAAAATCCAAGGACCTTGTTGGCTTTGCCTTCATCTGTACCTGATATTTGATCTATTAGATACTGCTTCTCATCCATACCAGCCATAGTTGTCTGTGTTTGGTTAGAGCCTTTACCGTAGGTTGTTGTGCTTGCTGCCTTACTTTCAACCTTCTTAAGCATTGCTGAATACTTTTTAATTTCAGCAGTAGTAGCCTTACGGCCTAAAGTATCCTGAATAATTGAATCAACTAATTGCTGTGCAGCCTCTGGCTTGTATTTAACTACATTAGTAACTGTGGTTGGGCCACCACTAGAACCATCGCTTGCACCACCCAGCGCAATAGTTTCCTGTAGAAACTCATCGCGTCCAATAGGACGCACTGCGCTAATAGATAGGCGATCTTCTTCAGCTTTGGTAAATGCTTTCTGCAAAGCAGGTGTGTACTTGTCGGTAATCTTTCCTTTATAATATCCTGCTGACTTAAGTAACTTAGAATAACCAGTAATAAGTGTAGGACTCTTAGCAATTACTGACAGAAACTGTGTATAGTCAGAAGTAACATTAGATTGCTGTTGCTCTGGTGTGCGTGGAGCAATTTTTGCTACACTGCTACTTGAACCTACTGGCAATTTAGTCTCCTAACAATCTACCAAAGAGCACGTTATATGCACTTAGTGTGTTTTGATTAAACTCTGAAAGTTGACGCATCTTGATAATGGTTTCTTCCTTATTCATATTGACAAGGAACTGGCTACCGCCAATACCCTCAAACTGGTCTTTAGTGGCCTTGTATGAGTTGTAAAGATCCATCATCTGACGCAATTTGTTTGCTGTTTCAGGTGCTGCTTTGTATGCAGACTTCTCATCAAGCATTTTCTGCAAATCGTTAAGTGCTTTCATACGCTCAATAGCCTTTGCGCCACCCTGCGCTAGTTCTTCTTGCACAAGTGGACGGCCTGCTTTATAGACTGTTGCCCAGTCCTGAAACTCCTTGCGAAGCTGTGAACGCTCAAAATCTGTACCTACAGACTTAAGGTTTTCCTCGTATGTGTTCTTCTTCTCATAGTAAGTCTGCATATCTGCTGCAGTCTGTACCTCACGCATAAAGTCAGATACTGTTTTGTTTTTACGAAGACCCATATCAGTCATAGTCTTGTAAGCATCCCAAGAATAACCAGCCTTGTGAGGGATTAAAAAAGCTGCACCCTGTGGGTAAGACTTAAATAGTTCTTGGTTACCATCAACAAAGTCACCAGATTCTTGTGCATAACGGAAGTATGCAACAGTTGAACGGTCTGATTCAGAGATAGTAAACGGCATCTGATCTGGATAACGCTTGACCCATTCGGTCATCGCTGTATCGTAATCGCCATACTTATCTAGTAATCCGTACCAAGTCTGCTTGAATGATGCTTCACCATTGTCACGCACCCAGTCAGCCATCTCAGACTTAAGTTGTACCTGAGCTGTAGCAGGTGCAGTAAAACCATAAACAACACGCATACCTAGAATACCTAGTGTGGTGTTCTTTAGACGGATGCGGTAATCCTCTAGTTCAGCAGCGCTGAATGGAATTGGTATCTCTTGTCCATCAACTGTCTTGTACTTTTGTACAAGTCCGTGTCCACCTGCCTCAAGATATGTCATAGCCTTACGCATAGCTGATGCGTACTGACCATCACGCTCATCTTGATTCATTGCTGAGTAGATACGATTAACGTGTGCTGGTAAGAACGCTGAAACCATTGGTTGGTCCTCTGCGTACTTACCTAATAGTGTAGTTGTAATGCGATCTGCAGCACCTGGGTTAAATATACCTACAAGGTTAGATGCAACTTTGATTGAGAAACCAGATAGTGGTCCTGCAAGTGTAGGAATTGCTGACTCTGGGTTCAAAGATGGGGTAATCATCTTCAACTTAGCGCCAAACTCTACTGGGAATGGTGTCTTAAACTCTGCTGGTACGCCTAATGCTTGCATTGCACCCTGAACAGCCTTGTAAACGTATTGTGTACCAGGATAAATGAAGTATGGCTCACCTTGATCGTCGTATTGGACCCAACCTGAGTGAGTTATACCTTCATAAGTAAGGCTTGCCTTGACAATAGCTTCTGGGTTGTAGCGCACAACGCGATACATACGACGATAGAAGTCTTCAGTAGCACGATAGAAGCGTGCAAAGTTACGAATTGAAAATGCTAACTGGCTTTGCACTGCAGGATTATCAACGTATGCCAATGTCTGCAAGCGTGCTCGGTCTTCTACAATCTCTGCTAACTTTGTGCGTGCATTAAACTCTGCTTTAGCAAGTGCTGCTTCGTCTGTAATGCCTTTTTGGTATGAAGCAATGAAAGCCTTATCAAATCCAGTTTCATCAAACTGCTTACGTAACTTAATCATCTCAGATAGAACCATAGGTTCACGTGATAGACGGGCATTAGCCTCACCTAACCAGTCCCAACCCCACTCCATAATGGATGTGGTGTAGTTACCAGTATCTGTAATAGGAACAAGTTGTGGTCCAA